ACCGGAAGATAATTCAGTACCTTATCAACAGGTTGTGCAACCGCAAGTGCCGCCGCCAGACCAGAAAGCAATCAACTGGTACAACCGCAACACTTGGTTTGGTGTTGACGAGGAAATGACGGCATTGGCGTATGCACAGCACGAGAAATTAGTTAAGACTGGGTTAAGTCCTCAGTCTGACGAATACTACGAGCGTATTGATGCTCGGCTTCGGCAAGTTTTTCCCGATAGGTTCGAGGAGAATGATTCTGCAAAAGATGAAACTCCAGAGCCACAGAAGGTAGAAAAACGCCAACAGACAACGGTGGTAGCACCGGCGACACGAACGACCTCAAGTAAAAAGATTACGCTCACCAAATCACAGGTGGCTATTGCTCGACGCTTGGGTGTCCCCTTAGAGGTATATGCGAAACAAGTTGCTATGCAGGAGAATAGATAATGTCAAGAATTGATCGTGCTTTAGAATCTCGTGAACGCGAATCTCGCGCTCAGTCATTTACCTATACACCTCCGCAGCAATTGCCGGATCCCGATCCACAAGATGGATATGAGCCTGTACGGATTGAGGATCATCCCGAGATGGCATTTATCGTAGACGACCCCTCTAAGTTAAGTGGAAATGTCGAGATTGGCGGCTTGATGCTTTGTAAGCAGTTGGAAGAAAAAACAAAAGCACGACAAGCCTACTATGATGAGTTAAGCCATAGGCAGATTCAGTCTGTGGATAACAACTTCATGCGGGAAAACGATCCGAGGATGCCTCTCTTTACCGAGAAACGCTCTGAGGTAAGTTTTAACAAACGATAAACTCTTAGGAGATTGATATGGCAACAGTTCAAGCCCCTTACGGGCTACGTCCAATCAATCTGATCGGCGGACAATCATTTACTGGCGGCACAATCCGCAAGTACGCGATGACCACGAACAGTGCGACTGGCATTTTCTTTGGTGACGTAGTGAGCATTTCAGATGGACAACCTTCTGCTTTGACTTCTACCCCCACCACTTCCTCTGTTGGTGTTGTAGGTGTGTGCGTTGGTGTTCAATACACTGACCCCACCCTAAAATACTCGCAGTGGGCACAGTTTCTCCCTGCTAACGCAGTGAATTCTGGATACACCAACATTTATGTCAGCGTAATTGATGATCCTGATCAGTTGTATCAGGTTCAGGCTGATGGCCCTGTAACCGCTGCTGATATTGGTAACAACGCTGCTTTAGGCAACTTTAGCAACGGTTCTGTTACTAGCGGTAACAGTAAAGTAAATGTGTCGGCTACTACGGCTAACACTTCTACTTTGGCAGTACGCATCGTTGACCTAGTTGATGGTGCTCCTACTTTCTCAACACCCGGCGACTTGTTTACGGACTGCATCGTGAAGTTTAACTTCGGTGTACATTCGTACTATCAGTCTGCTGGTAGCGGCACTTAAGGAGATCTTAAATGGCTATTTCACGTTCGCAACTATTAAAAGAACTCCTGCCCGGACTTAATGCTCTGTTTGGTATGGAGTACGCTCGCTACGGCGAAGAGCATAAAGAAATTTATGCTTCTGAGACTTCTGAGCGTTCGTTTGAAGAAGAAACCAAACTGTCTGGCTTCTCAGCCGCCCCAGTTAAGTCTGAAGGCGCTGCGATTGCTTATGACAACGCGCAGGAAGCATTTACGGCTCGCTATACGCACGAAACCATTGCTTACGGTTTTGCGATTACTGAAGAGGCAATTGAGGACAACCTCTATGACTCACTCAGCGCTCGTTATACCAAAGCATTGGCTCGTTCGATGGCTTACACCAAGCAGACCAAGGCTGCTGCCGTTCTGAACAACGGTTTCACTAACTCCAGCCAGTATTACGGCGGTGATGGTGTGCCTCTGTTCTCAACTCAGCACCCGTTGATCTCTGGTGGTAACAACTCAAATCGTCCCACCACTGGTGCCGACCTGAACGAAACTTCGTTGGAAAACGCTGTTATTCAGATTGCTGCTTGGACGGACGAGCGTGGTCTGCTGATTGCTGCAAAGCCACGTAAGTTGATCGTGCCGCCCGCATTGATGTTCGTTGCAACTCGTTTGCTAGACACAGAACTACGTGTTGGCACGGCTGACAATGACATCAACGCTCTGAAATTCATGGGTTCTATCCCCGAGGGTTACACAGTTAACCACTTCTTGACGGATACGAACGCATGGTTCTTGACGACAGACGTACCTAACGGAATGAAGCACTTCGTTCGTACCCCGATGGCAACATCGATGGACGGAGACTTCGACACCGGTAACGTCCGTTACAAGGCTCGTGAGCGTTATTCGTTTGGCTGGTCTGATCCGCTCGGAATGTTTGGATCACCCGGTTCGTCCTGATGTAAAAGGGGGCTTCGGCCCCCTTGTTTAAATCTAGGATTTTTACTCTTATCGACTGACCTAGCAGACTTAGTAGAGATGATAAGAGGAAGTGCTACTACACGAGAGGATTATCATGGCACGTACTACTTTTTCAGGCCCAGTTCGGGCTGGTTATCAAGGCGGAAACGCAAACGCACAAAATCCGATAACTCCCACCACTATTAACGCTGGTGATGTTATTGAAGTTAATCAAGGCACTGGAGCATATGGCTTTTATGCTCGTGTCGAACCTACTGTAGGATTTGGCTCAAGCACTTATTTGACTCCGGGTGAGTCTTATGGTGTTTTTGGGCGTAGTCAATCTGGCGCACCATTTGCAACCCTTCCCAGCACTACGTTTAACCATGTGGCTGGTGTAGTCGGTAACTTTGCGGTGATCGGTACCTATAACAACAATGGTCTGATGGCTGGTGTAATGGGTATTATTAATACCAACACCTTATCTGGCGACGCCGCTGTTATGGCGTTTATGGCTGGTGACTCCGGTGTAACTACCGCTCGTTGTGCCTTTGGTGTTGCAATGGCTCAAACCACTGGTGGTTCAGGCTTTGACTATGGTATTGACCTGAAGATGCAAGATCCGGTCGCTGATGGTGGTGGCCCTTCCAGCGTTATTCCCTACAAAAAAGCCAACATCCGTATGGAAGATGACGTTGTAATCATGGTCGATGCGGGTGCTCCAGTTAATGGCACTACGGGTGACAACTTTGCTGGTACGGGTTCCCTGTATGTTGATTCGTCATCTGGTGTTCTGTATATCAACACGGGTGCTATCTCCAACCCAACTTGGGTTGTTGTTGGTACTCAGACCTAATGCTGACTCATAAAGACCCAGAGGTTCAGGCAATGCTTGAACTTCTGGAATCCCAACGAGATCATGTTATGGGCCTAGTGGCTGTTCAAGCAAAGCAAATTTTGGAATTAAAGACCAAACTTGCTAAGTTAGAAACCACAAATACGGAGAACCAAAATGGCAACAATGCAATATGACGTACTAGCGACAAAACCGCTGGGGCTTACGGGTAACTTTAAAGATCAAGGCAATAACGACATTCCTCGTTGCCGTGTTAAAACCATTTACTGTAAAAATGGTACTGACGCTGGGTCTGTGGTAGTCCGTGAAGGTGGTTCTGGCGGCAATGTAATTATGACTATAGAAACCTCAGCGGCTAGTAGCGCGGGTTATACGATCATTCCAATTCCCGGTGAAGGCGTTCTTGCGAAAGAAGGTGCTTTACATGGAACAGTTACTAACACCGCTTCGGTGACTTTGTTCTATGGCTAAGACTCCTGCGTGGCAACGCAAAGAGGGAAAGAACCCAAAAGGTGGGCTAAATGCCAAGGGTAGGGCATCGTATAACGCTGCTAACCCCGGTAAGCCCGGCCTGAAGGCTCCTCAACCAGAAGGTGGCGCTCGTAAGAAATCTTTCTGTGCCCGGATGACAGGTATGAAAAAGAAACTAACCAGCGCTAAAACCGCTAACGATCCAAACAGCCGTATCAACAAGAGTCTACGGGCGTGGAAGTGTTGATATGGAGATGATGCTTTGGAATATGGTGTTGACCGTATTGTTGGGTGTCTTAGCCTATATTGGGCACGAAAAGGCATCTGAAATACACAGACTCAACATTTTGATTAACAAAACTAGAGAAGAGGTGGCCCGTGATAACGTCACTCAAGCAGAAATGGACAAGTTTGTTGACCACATTGACCAACGGTTTAATAAACTTGAAGCAAAAATTGATCTCCTTATGCAGAAGGGATAAGAAATGAAAAAGATGAAAACTAAGCGTTATCAGGAAGGGATGAGTGTAGAAGGTGATTACGAGTCCTCTGATGATTACAAAAATCTAATAAGTGCCGCAGCCCGTGAAAAGGCCGATGCAGAAAAATCAGCCACCCCTGCCGCTCCTGCAAAAGCAGCCTCTTTTGGCGAAGCATTTAAATCTGCTCGTGGTCGTGGCGATAAGACGTTTGAGTACATGGGTAAAAAGTACACAACGGAAATGGCTGGTGGTAAAAAGGCCCCTGCTGCTAAATCTTTTGCCGACACTCAGGACAGAGAAGCAGGCGCTAGAGTTACTAGAACTGAACGGCAGAACGCATTGTTTGCTGAAAATAAGCCGAAGAAATCATCTTCGTATGGTGAAGCCGCTCGTTCAGCCCGTACCCTCGGGGATGTTATGAAAGAAGATTTAGAGCGGTCAGCAGCAATAAGATCAGGCAAAGAAAAAACCCTTGGTACTCGGTTCCAAGAAGGCATGCGTAAATTTGGTCGTGCTTTAGCAACTGGACAGCCGCAAGGTGGGATGAAAAAAGGCGGAATGGTTGGTTCTGCTTCCAAGCGTGCCGATGGTTGTGCCCAGCGTGGTAAGACTAAAGGACGGATGGTCTAATCATGGCTGATAAACCACCAGTTGAGGGTCGCACCGCTTACATCAAAAAGAATATGCCGGATGGCGTGTTAAAAAGTATTTTGGTTAAGGGAAGTGAACTTGTTGATGACATGGGTTTTACCCAACAGAAAGAGTACGAAGGGAAAACCCGAGAAGAGGTAGCCAAGAAACCCACGCCCGAGAAAAAGCGGGCTGGTGGTTACGTAAAGGCCGCTGATGGCTGTGTTCAACGGGGTAAGACCAAAGGAAGGATTGTGTAATGGTTCGTGACCACGATGAAATCTATGATGAACTTTTGGAAGAAGAGGAACGTAAAAGCGTTCGTGGTCAACAGAAAAAGGGCACGACAGCAAAACCTCCTGAAAAAAATCCTTCACCTAGTGAAGATATAGAGTACCCCACGCCAACGCCAAAAAAGGCTAAACCTGTAGTCAAGATTGCGGCGTTGCGTAAGGGTGGTTCGATAGATGGCTGTGCCATCAGAGGGAAAACCCGTGCCAGCCACAAGTAAGAAACAAGAAAGATTTATGCAAGCGGTGGCTAATAACCCAAAGTTTGCAAAAAAGGTGGGCGTACCAACGTCCGTAGGCAAAGAGTTCACTAAAAAGGAAGGTGGAGTCATGAAAGAGTCAAAGGCAATGATGAAGAAAGAAGTTTCCTTCATGAAGAAAAAAGGCGCTCCCAAGTCCATGCTCAAGCATGAGATGAAAGAAGCCGGTATGAAGAAGATGCGTGCTGGTGGTATGCCGATGGGGCCAGATGGCAAACCCACTTTTGTTGGTGACGGTAAAGGCAAAATGAGATCTGGTGGTCTGGCTGGTGGTCACAAGTCCGCTGACGGTGTTGCTTCCAAGGGCAAGACTAAAGGCAAGACGGTCAAAATGGCTGGCGGCGGGATGCGCGGCGGGAAGTGCTAAATGAGACCGAGCCGGGGCATGGGGGCCATGAACCCCTCTAAGATGCCGAAAGCCAAGACGATCAAGCGGAAAGACAAACCGCAAGACGTTGAAATGTTTGCCAAAGGTGGTGAGTCTCGGGTTAACGAGGCTGGCAATTACACCAAACCCGGCATGCGTAAGTCTATATTTGAGCGCATCAAGGCTGGCGGCAAGGGGGGTGCTCCGGGTCAATGGAGTGCCCGTAAGGCTCAAATGCTGGCTATGCAGTATAAAAAGTCTGGTGGAGGCTATAAGTAATGGCTTGGTCAGAAAAGTACAAACGCTCTATTGACTGCGATAGTCCCAAAGGCTTTTCGCAAAAAGCGCATTGTGCTGGTCGAAAGAAAAAAATGGCCGGTGGCGGCCTAGCCAAGCCTCAGCAAAGTCTCAAAGACTGGACTGCTCAAAAGTGGAGAACTAAGAGTGGCAAACCTTCTACGCAAGGATCGAAGGCGACAGGGGAACGGTATCTTCCCTCTGCTGCAATCAAAGCGTTATCCCCCCAAGAATATGCCGCAACAACCCGAGCCAAGCGTGCAGGGAAAGCCAAGGGAAAACAATTTGTGGCACAGCCTAAGAACGTGGCTAAAAAGACTGCTGGGTATAGGTAAAAATAATGAGCACAACAACCGGAACCGAACTGTTTAACCTAAACCTCAATGACCTCATTGAGGAGGCGTTTGAGCGTGCCGGTTCAGAGGTGCGTTCGGGCTATAACGTCCGCACGGCTAGAAGAAGTTTAAATCTGTTGACTATCGAGTGGTCTAACCGGGGCGTAAATCTTTGGACGATTGAAGAGGGGCAGATCCCGCTCGTTCAAGGGCAGGTAACTTATCCCCTGCCGGTAGACACAATTGACTTGATAGAGCACGTAGTTCGGACTAATAACGGGGTGCAGTCTACGCAGACGGATATTAATATCACCCGGATCTCGGTCTCAACTTATGCAACTATCCCTAACAAAATTACACAAGGCCGACCCATTCAGGTATGGGTGGATCGTCAGTCTGGAAGTGTTGGAAAGACAGGGTTAACCCTAGCATCAAATATTGTCGCTGCCGACACAACCATTACTCTGTCTTCGACGCTTGGCTTACCAGCCACGGGTTATGTGACGATTGGTGCTGAAACAATCAACTACACGAATACGACCTCGACTCAACTGCTAAATTGTCTGCGTGGTCAAAATGGAACCACCGCAGCCTCCCATACGGCTGGGGCTACAGTTACTGCACCTGAACTGCCAAATATCAATGTGTGGCCTGCCCCAGATCAAGGTACGGCGGCTAGTCCTGTCTATACCTTTGTTTACTGGCGTTTACGCCGGATTCAGGATGCGGGTAATGGCATCAATACCCAAGATATTCCGTTCCGTCTACTGCCCTGTATGGTGGCTGGGCTGGCCTATTACATAGCCATGAAGATCCCTGAAGGGGCGGCACGGTTAGATATGCTGAAAATGGCATATGAGGAACAATGGATGTTGGCCTCTGGTGAAGATCGTGAAAAGGCGTCTGTTAGATTTGTGCCGCGCAATATGTTTGTGACAGGTGGCGGCTATTAATGGGCAACAAGTTTTCCTCTGGCAAGTTTTCGATCTCCCAGTGTGATCGGTGTGGGTTTCGGTTCAAACTAAAAGATCTTAGACGGCTAGTTATAAAGACCAAAAACGTAGATATTAAGGTTTGTCATGAATGTTGGGAGCCAGATCAGCCGCAGTTACAACTTGGAATGTATCCGGTTTATGACCCACAAGCCGTTCGTGAGCCTCGTCCTGATACTACGTACTTTCAAGCGGGTCTTAATGGTTTGGAAACAAACCCCGATGGTGGCCCAACTGAAGCGGGTTATGGCGTGCCGACACAGGGCAGTAGGATTGTCGCGTGGGGGTGGAACCCGGTAGGATTCTATAACCCTCTACTTCTCCCATTCCAACAGAATTTTCTGGTGGCAGACGGGGAGGTAGGGACTGTAACTGTAACAACTACATAGGAGTTGAAGATGGAAAAGACAGCAATGAAAAGGGTGGCTAGGGCCGAAGTTAAGTCACACGAGAAAAAAATGCACGGGGTAAAGAAGATGCGGGCTGGTGGTAAAACCAACGCCGACATGATGAAATATGGTCGGAACATGGCTAAAGTTATGAACCAGCGCAGCCCGATGCGTGCGCCGTCTAAAAAGACAGGGATCTAATCATGGCAAAAGATGACAACAAGTACGTTAAGCCCCAAAAAGACAAGCCGGGGTCAAGCGCAGTAGCCAAGGGCAGTATTGCCGTAAAAGGTAATGAGGCGTCTTTTGGTTTTAACGGCTACCCCAATGCCATCCCAAGCACTCAGACTGTAAAGACTCGGGGTACGGGCGCGGCTACTAAAGGCACTAACTCCAGCACAAAGTTGGGATAAATGAACTACTCGACGCTATTTCAGACTATTCAGGCGTATTGTGAAAACGACTTTCCAGATACGGTAGTCGCAACCACAACGGCTTCGACGACATCTTTTCTCACTAAAGATCAGATTGACACGTTTATCCGGCAGGCTGAACAAAGGATCTTTAATAGCGTTCAACTTCCAGTTGCCCGGGAAAACGTGACAGGAAACTGTACGGCTAATAACAGATTCTTAACTACTCCCACAGACTGGCTTGCTACGTTCTCGTTGGCTCGGATTGATCCAAGTGGCTCACAGGAATACCTGCTAAACAAGGATGTTGAGTTTATTCGAGAGTCTTTTCCAAGTCCTACCGATACAGGTGCTCCCACTCACTACGCTATTTTTGACGAGAACACATTTATCTTAGGGCCGACCCCCGATGCGGATTACAACATGGAGTTGCATTACTACGCATATCCACCGTCTATTGTCACATCTGGCACGACTTGGCTTGGCACCAACTTTGACTCTGCCCTACTGTACGGTTCCCTGCTTGAAGCGTATACCTTTATGAAGGGTGAGAAGGATGTTAACGATACTTACATATCCCGTTACAATGAAGCACTTGCCATGTTGAAACAACTTGGTGAAGGCAAAGACCGTCAAGATATGTACAGAACCGAACAAGCGAGGTATCCAGTTAGATGAGCACTATGAGCGAAGTAGCCTTTCTTTTAGGGGGCGCAAATGTCAAGGTTCTTACAACGCAAGGCCGAGGGTTTACCCCAGAGGAAGTTGCAGAACGGGCTTTGGACAAAATTATTTCTGTAGGTTCGCAA